CTTTGATTCTTTTAGCTACATCCATAATGGCATTTCTCCAATCGCTATAATAATGGTATTTTACACATTAACATATTTTGGGCATAATTGCAAGTAAAAAAATTAAAATCAACAAAAAAACTTGCAAAAAAGCAAAAATATCTATTGACAATACCCGAAAGATATGTTATATTAAACTTGCAATAACGCAAGTACAAAATTTTTAGAAAGGAGTAAAAATTCATGGTAAACGTTAACAAATTAAGAGCCAATATGGTTGAACGTGGTATGAATGTAGATTCTTTATCCGCGGAAACAGGCATTCCCAAGGATCGTTTGTACAGACGTTTCAAGAATCCCGAGGAGATAACTATTGAAGAAGCGGATGCTATCATATCGGCCTTAAAGACTGATTGTAATGGCGCAATTTCTATTTTTTTTACCCAGTTACTTGCATAAACGCAAGTCAAAACAAAGGAAGGAGGCAAGGATGGAGAAACTGCTTAGCTGCAAGGAAATCTCCGAAAAGTTCGGATTGAATGTTACCGTAGTCCGGAACATGTGCCATGCCAGAGGACAGAAATTTGCATTCCGTTTGGTGGAGCCGAGCGGCAAGTTTTATATCGATCCGGTAAGATTTCAGGATTACTTAGAAAGGAAGAGGGCAATATGAAGCACATTCATTTGGCGGATATTATCGGAACTGTCTCGTTATTTGGAATCCTGATATCTATGCTGATGCTCATAGGTACAGCCGGGGCCATCGATTGCGATACGGTCACCTTGGCAGAGGGCATAAAAAAAGGATCTATCTGGATCGTAATCATGATTTGTTCCGTTATCGGAATAATCCACGAAGAAAAGGACGATGGCAAGTACGACAGATTGTGAGGTGGTCATTTTTGGTCAGTATGAAGACTTACAGATCCCGAAACGGATGGCTACAGAACCGGACGGGGATCGGGGGCTCCGAAGCTGCTGCCATATTAGGACTGAATCCTTATCTTAACAATGTGGAATTATGGGAAAGACTGACAGGACGGGCAGTAGCCGAGGACATAAGCAAGAAACCGTATGTTCTTTACGGCACCAAGGCTGAGAAGCATCTCCGGGAACTGTTCAAACTTGACTTCCCGGAATACAAGGTGAGCTACAAAGCAAACAATGTCTGGATAAACGATAAATATCCTTTTGCTCATGCGTCCCTGGATGGATGGCTTGAGGACCAGGACGGCAGGAAGGGAGTTTGGGAGTGCAAGACAACGAACATTCTCCAGAGCATGCAGAAAGAGAAATGGCAAGAGAAAATTCCGGACAATTATTACGTACAGTGCCTCTGGTACATGGCAATTATTGAGGCAGACTTCTGTGTTTTAAAAGCGCAGCTAAAGTCGGAATTTAAGAACGAGATCTATTTGCAGACAAAACATTATAAGTTTGAAAGGTCGGAGGTTGAGGAAGATATCAAGTATCTCATGGAAACGGCAGCAGAGTTCTGGAGATATGTTGAAAAGGACGAAAGACCACCACTCAGACTACCGGACTTTTGAATATAAAAAAATCTTTTTTAGGAGGTTATTTATGGAACTGAAGGTAAAATCACTCACACTTCCGGAGGCTATTGAGTTCAACTTTGACGAACTCAAGACAGAGATTTCCGAGAGAACATCCGCGTATATCGGGATAGTTTACACGGACGATCAGATGAAGGAAGCAAAGCAGGATGTGGCTATGCTCCGCAAGTTTACAAAGGCACTGTCAGACGAGCGCATCAGGGTTAAGAAGGAAATCATGAAGCCGTATGATGCATTTGAAGCAAAGGTCAAGGAGCTGTCAAGCATCGTTGACAAGGCAATCGTTGATATTGATGCACAGATCAAGACTTATGATGCCATCAAGCAGGATGAAAAGAAGGCCAATATTGAGGAAATGTTCAAGAATATGCTTTTTCCGGATTTTGTTGCTATTGATCGCCTCTGGAACCCGAAGTGGCTCAATGCGACATTTTCCATGAAGCAGGTCGAAGAGGAACTTCTCAGCCAGAAGAACAGGATCATCAGCGAATGCCAGACGTTGGCATCACTTCCGAGCTATTCGCATGAGGCTGTGCACTTTTACCAGAAAACATTAAGCATCGAGCAGGCACTTGGCAAGGTTAGGGAACTGACGGAAGCAGAAGCAGCCAAGCAGAGGGCTCTTGAGGCTGAGGCCAAGCGCAAGGCAGCAGAAGAGGAAGCCAGGAAGAAGGCTCTTGAAGAAGCACAGCAGAAGGCAGTTGACGAGACCTTCGCACCGGTACCGGAAGAGACGAAGGCAGAAATAAAAGAAGAGCCGGTGATTGCAGCACCCGCTCCTCATGAAGAAAGTAAATGGGTAGCATTTGAAGCCCTGCTGACTAAAGACCAGGCAATCGCACTCAAAAACTTTTTCGACAACAATCATATCACATTCAGACCTATAAAGTAAAGGAGAATAAATCATGGCAGTTACAAATTCATTAACAAAAGCATCACAGAAGATGGGCATGACAGCCTATTTAAATCAGGACGCAGTACGTCAGCAGGTTAATTCTATCGTGGGAAGTAAGAGAGGTACTTCCTTCATCACATCAGTAGTATCGGCAGTGCAGGCAACACCCGCTCTTCAGGAATGCACAAATACATCTATTTTATCTGCCGCTTTATTAGGTGAGTCTTTAAATTTATCACCTTCCGCTGCATTAGGTCAGTTTTGGATTATACCCTACAACAACAAGAAAAAAGGTGTAAAGGAGGCACAGTTCCAGCTTGGAGCAAACGGATATAAGCAGCTCGCAATGAGGACGGGACAGTATAAAGATATAGATTTTATCGTTATACATGAAGGGGAATATAAAGGACGCGATAAGTTTACCGGGAAACAGCTCTTTGAGTTTATCCAGGATGATGACGAGCGCGAAGCACTTCCGGTTTCAGGATACCTTGCATATTTTGAGTTAAACAATGGATTCAGAAAGGCGGTTTACTGGACCAAGAACAAGATGGAAAAACACGCCAGTCAGTATTCGCAGGCATTTGATCTTGAGTCGTACAGAAAACTTCAGGCAGGACAGATACCGCAGACGGATTTATGGAAGTATTCCTCATACTGGTACTCCAATTTTGATGGTATGGCAGAAAAGACGCTTATAAAGCATTTACTTTCAAAGTATGGAATACTTTCGACAGAGATGATTCAGGCAACAGACGCTGATGGTGCGGTTATAAATGATGATGGTACAAAGAACTACGTGGAAATCGAAACGGTTGAAAATGTTCCGGCACCTGCAAAGGAAGAAAAGGCAGCAGCTCCGGAAGCACCCGTTGAGGATCCTGCGGCAGCTCTTTTCGGAGGTAAGTAATGGCCTGGCGTAACTACCGTCTCCCGTCTTCGATCAGGGGAAACAAGTATCACAATCAGAAAGTAAGTGTTGACGGTGAGAACTTCGACTCCAGAAAAGAGGCGTCCCGCTGGCTTGAGCTTCAGCTTTTGCAGAAGGCCGGAAAGATATCTGATCTGGAGCGCCAGAAGAAGTTTGTTCTGGTACCGGCACAATATGAACCGGACATCATTGGACCGAGAGGCGGCAGGAAAAAGGGAAAGCTTATAGAGCATGAAGTGGCATACTTTGCAGACTTTTGTTACATGGAAGACGGAAAGCTTGTAGTTGAAGATACGAAGTCTGAGGCTACACGTACCAAGGATTACATCATTAAGCGTAAGCTAATGCTTTGGATTCATGAAATAAAAATTATTGAAGTATAAAATCACATTTTATCCCACCCCGGAGGGACGAGGGTACAAGGAGAATATATTATGCAGAGAGAAATTGGAATAATCTATTTAACAGATGATTTATCAATATTTAAGACCTTAATAGGAAACAGAGATGTCAAGGATAGCAGAAAACAGACTTTAGTAGAGAGCATCGATAAACATGGCTACATAAATACGCCTATTATCGTTAATGAGAAATTTGAGGTAATTGATGGGCAAGGAAGGCTCGCCGCTTGTAAAGAATTGGGCAAACCGATTGCATATACCATTATTCCCAATATAGGAATTAACGAGTGCATGGTTTTAAACATGAATACAAAAAATTGGTCTATGTTTGACTACATTAAGAGTTATGCCAATATGGGAAATCTAAATTATAAAAGATTAAGCAAGCTTGCAAGTATGGGGTTCGGGATCAGAACGTATATGTTTGCAAACAGTCTTTACGGAGGAAGCAGCCATGCTGAAATTATCATAAAAGAAGGTAAGGTTATTTGTAGTGAGGAATGTTATAAAAAAGCGAAGACTGCTTTGGAATACCTTCAGGAGGTTAAGCCGTTTACAGACAATGTGCCTGGAAGAAGAGCAGATTTGGAGTCGGCTGTACTGTTTGCCTATGAAGATGCCGTTTGTGATAACGCCAGATTAAAAGATAGCTTGTCAAGATACTATAACAACATTGGAAATATTATAAATCTGACTAGCGCCATGGATGAGCTGTCAAACATATACAACAGGAATCTTAAGGGAAAGGTAAGGCTATATCTCAAGGAAGATTTCGACAGATTTAGACATTGAGTGGGTATCGGATCAGGGAGGTTCAAAGATGATTCCATATGGAGACAACGAATACATAAAGCTATTCCGCAAGATGGTTAATTGGGAATGGTATACAGATGTCAATACTAAGGTATTGTTTCTGCACTGTCTCCTGAGAGCTAACTGGAAGGATGGAAGCTGGAAAGGAATAGCATACAAAAGAGGGCAGTTTATTACTTCCCTGAATACTTTAGCTGTTGAAACAGGATTGACCTTTTCGCAAGTAAGGACTGCGTTACATAACTTGATAAGGACAGGTGAGGTCGCAAGTTTATCGCAAGGTAGAAACCGCATAATTACAGTGATTTCGTATGATTCGTATCAAGTTGTTGACAAGATCATCGCACCTTCTTCGCAAGATGATGACAAGATCATCGCAAGGTCATCGCAACAGTATAAGAATAATAAAGAAGATAAAGAAGATAAAGAAGTAAAGAAAGAGAGTAGTCGCTTCGCTCCCCCGTCACTGGAGGATGTCAGGGCTTACTGTTCGGAAAGAAACAACAGCGTTGATCCGCAGAGGTTTATAGATTTTTACGAATCCAAAGGCTGGATGGTCGGAAAGAACAGAATGAAGGACTGGAAGGCAGCAGTACGTACCTGGGAGCAGAGAGACAACGGCAAGAACAAGAAGGAGGATGATATAAGTGCAAGGCAGCGTGAAAACTACGGCAGCCACTGGACAGACCACATCTTCGACACGTAAGTGTGAACAGTGCGGCGGTACCGGAATGTATATCTTCCAGCAGAAAGCTTCAGAATATGCCAAAGAGACCAAGAGGGATCACATATACGGTGACAAAGATCCGTTGATCTGGGTAGGCCGTAAGTGTCCTTATTGTAACGGCGGACATGCTGAAATGGTAACACTTGTAAAGAAAACTTCTGAAATCCCGTCAAGCTTCTACGATAAGCGGATAAGTGATTTCGATTGGAACGTCTATGTGAAGGATGATGGCACCATCGAGAACACCAAGGATAAGCAGAGAGCTGTGCAGTCATTTATTGACCAGTATGAAATCTGGGAGGATAAGAATGTCGGCCTTTACATCTGCGGTAAGATCAAGGGCTCCGGAAAGACCTTACTGGCATCCTGCATCTGTAATGAGCTCATGGCTACAAGAGCAATCAGGACACGGTTCGTCAGAGCTTCGGAACTGATAGATATATCCCAGAGCGGTGATAAGAACTCTTACGAAGAGAGCAAGCGGAATCCTATGAAACTGCTTTATGAATGTAAGTTCCTTGTCATAGATGATCTTGGTCAGAAAAATACCGGCGGGGAATGGCTGGAGGATATTCTTTTCAAGCTGCTTGATTACCGGATGACCAACAAGCGTATGACAGTGATCACATCGAATCTTGAACTGAAGGAGCTGCCGTTTAATGAGCGGATCATAGACAGACTTGACAAGATATGCGTGCCGATGCACCTTCCGGAGATATGTGTGAGAACAAAGGAAGCAAGGAATAACCGCACGGAGCTGTTCAGGGAGCTTGGGCTCATCAAAGAAAAAAAGGAGGAAGACAATGGGAAGAATAACACAGCGGGATAGAGTCCTGGCGTATATAAAAGATTTTGGAAGTATTACTTCTTGGGAAGCATACAAGGATCTCGGTGTTACCCAGCTTGGGACGCGCATTTGGGAGCTGAAGAAGCTCGGGTACGTTTTTACAAAGCAGCGAGTGAATGTCAAGAACCGCTACGGGGATCCGTCACATTACGACATGTACATGCTTGTAGAAGCGAATGGATGATCAGGAGGTGAGCGTATGGATAACTTTAATATGATGCGAGTACAGCGCGGAGAATGGGAAAAGAGAGAAATCACAAAGGGACATATCATATGGCAGTGCTCGGAGTGCGGGAATGTAGACAATCCGCAGAAAACGGTCTGTTCCTGCTGCCGGGCGGTGATGGAGAAGGAGGTAGAGAATGACAACGGAAATAATACATTGTAAAGATTGTAAATATCGTGATTATTGGGGAGATTGTAATAAATGGTCTAAGGAATTAGATGCACATAAAAGTTATCCATTGGATGAAAATATGTTTTGTGGATTCGCTGAAAAAAAGCATCTGAAGGAGGCAGGGAATAAGGGGGATAAAGAACAAGCAAAACAGATGATAGAAGGTTTTACTCAATTTATGAGAACTCTATGGAACAATCCAAATCTGACAGTTCCTGATGATATGGCTGAAAAGTTTGGCATAGCGGATGAGTTTAGGGAGAAAAGACCAAAGAAGGAGGCAGAAAGTGAGGACACATGACAGATTTTGTAAATAAAGCCATAGCAGGGATAGTGCTGCTGATGATCTTATCCGGCATCATCACATCACCGGAGCAGCTTATAGGAGATGTTGACGCATGGGAGCTGAAATGTCTGTCCGGTGCCATGGATTGTGAGAATGGCAGCAATGGTGATGAGTGCCTGTTACTGACCGGATCTGTGGTATTGAATCGCAGGAACTCTCCCAAATGGGACGGAGACACGATCGAGGAGGTAATACTTGCGAGGGATTACGGATACCTGCAATATGCAAGCAGCACAAGAAACGCATTCAGGACACGGAAGGCACCGGAGCACACGGTACTCCTTGCAAAGTATCTCCTGCTTTATGGTCCGGTTTGTCCTGAGAACGTAGTCTACCAAGGCACAAGGAAGAACGGCTCCGGAGTATACAAGGCACTGAGCAACCTGCCGGGGCAAAGGTGCACGGAATATTTTTGTTACGAGTAATACATCCCTTCGGGGAATAATATATCGCAGTCACTATAGGGCATTGCACAAGAGGGGCGGTCGTAAAGGCTGCCCCGGGAAGGAGAAAACAAAGTAAATGGGTAAGTTAAGTAAAGAAGAGGCGGCACGCTTCCAGGGAGCGGCATGGGCGCTGAGAATGGTCGAGGAAAAAGGACTCGAAGCAGCGCAGAAGGATCTCGAACAGAGAGGCATCCGGAATATGCCGCTCGCATGTAGCAAAGCTGACGTACATAAATTTGAACTTTACGAGAAAAAGAACACGCTGGCAACGGTGCTGATGATGGCCTGCATGACACTTCACGATGAATACGGCTTCGGCTTTGACAGGATGAACCGCTTTATAAACAGATTCAACACAAAGACGGAATGCCTTGTCGACGGATATGTCAACTGGAAGGATATGCAGGAAACGATAAGGCAGGAAACGGGGCTGCTGATACCGTTACCGGATGCTTTTATGGAGGGATGAGATGGACATAAGCAAAATGACATATGAAGAAGCAAAGCCGCATATCATCAAGAGCATGAACAAATTTATAGCGTTAGGCTGGATTAAGATTGTCGGAAAGGATAAAAACGGAGATCCTGTTTATGAACCAACAAAATACTTTCCGTTTGAACTTCTTGAACTTGCGAAGGAGAAATAATATGCAGGGGCAAATGACGATATTTGACATTCATAACGGCAAAAGGAAGCCATACGACTATAGATGCATGAGGTACATAGGGCAAAAGGTACATTTGATGGCTGCACCGGATAAAATCTTCACGGTAAAGAAAATCGAGCCGTATTACACGATCGTGACCGATGATGAAGACGGGTGTGAGTGGGTAGGAACACCGACAACAATGTGGCCGGTAAATAAGGACGAAAAGGAGAATTAAAAATGGGATGGATAATACCTGAAGACAGGATGCCACCGGAAGGATTAGAGGTTTTACTGGAAGTATCCGGACTTACAACCGCACCGTATAACATGGTATGGGATCATGGATTCTGTATCGGAGCCTGGATAGTTCCGCATGACAGGAACGGAAAGCCAGCAGAGGAAGGTCACTGGTTTTTAACTGATGCCAACGAAAACAACTATCACATCATAGATCCGACAGTACATGCATGGATGCCACTGCCGAGACACTTCGCAGCACCGGAGAAAGGCTTCAGCTACGAAGAGGATCTAATGGAACATGCCATGTTTGAAAAGGATCCTGAGTGGCTATACCAGGGCGACGCAGTTTATGAACAAATGACGATTGAAGAATGGATGGAGGAAAACAATGCAGATAATACATAAGCTTTACAGAGAAGACATTATCAAGATACTGGAAGAGAAGTACGGCATCACGACAGACAAGATCACGGTAGCAAGGGATAAGCTGACCGAGGACATATTCTTGGTAGAGGTTCCGCCGGAGGTAAAGAAGCTCGAAGCGGAAAAAGTACAAAAAGATGTACGAATCGTACACAAAGATGAACAGAAAGTACATCAAAATGAACCGGATCCTAATTATGACAGATACGAAGACGATAAGCTTGCTGAGGATTTGGCAGCAGGAAAGACCGTACCCGGCATATGCAGGGAGTACGGCTTCGATAAAAGAGCAGAATATAAATTATACAAAAGAGCACAAAGGCTCAGATCGGAGGCTGCCAGTTTCAGCTCAGGACGATGAGAGCGTATTGAAGCGACTGAAACATGTGAATGTTCATAGGGTAGAAAACCACATCACATACTATAGCTGTCCGGTATGTGGCAAGGAGTTCAGTACTATGATGTGCTCAGGCTGGGGATGGAGCATCCGGAAGCATAACCTCAAGTTTTGCACATACGGATGCATGAGACGGGCTGAGAAGCTTCTTGGCATAGGACAAGAAAAGGAGAAAAAGAAAGCATGATAGAGATAGAAAGGATTGGCGGCGGGTACACACTCGCCGCTATAGAAAAGATCATAGTTGAGTGCGAAGAGATCCAGCACTCGCAGGAATCAGCTTATACGAAAGAGCGGGCAAAAGTAAACGCATATAAAAAGATAAAGGATCTGATCGGAATAGAGGTGGCAGAATCATGATAGAGGTAGCATCAATAAGCCTGCTGATCGGGTGGGTTATGGTATCGGCGACGCTTGTCCTGGGAACCATCTTCAAGGGCATAGCATGGAGCTTTAAAGAGTTAAGGAGGCGCGTATGAAGATAGACGAGTACACGATAGCATACAACGCAGGGAAGTCTGACGCAAAGGACGAGTACAAGACACGGATATGTAACATATACACGGAACTGCTCAAAGCCTTTGAGGGCGATAAGGCAGCACTCAAGAAGATAGATGTAATATTCGAGAAACCGACGGAGGAGGTAAAGAATGGCATCAGCTGAGATATTGCTGCAAAAAATATCTGACAAAGAAAAGTATGGCAACGCACTTAATGTTTTAGCGCTCCAACTTTGTAGAATAGAAACGGACGGCAAGAAGATGTCATGGCAAAAGCGTAAACTTATAGGAGCGTTGATCATAGCTTGCGAAGTATTGAAGGATAAACTTGACGAACTGGAGGCGGCAGCAAATGACGATTGAAGAAGCAATGGAGGTATTGAAGCAAGATTTACCTTGCGAGAACGATACAGACTTAACAGAGGCTAAGTCAATAGCAATCAAGAGCCTTGAAGCTGATAGAACGATAGAAAAGACGTTATATGCAATTCGTGAAGAAATGCAATACATAAAAGTTGCTGAACAGCAGATATATGGTGCGAATAGTTGGAGATTTACAAATGCAATCGAAGATATAATCGACAAGCATCTGGAGGAGGTAGAGAATGAAGCAGACTGAAAAGGATAACCTAATCGCAGAGATCAGCAAGAAGGTAACAAAGAGCGGCATCCCGATAAACGTCAGGACAGGAGGGAACGAAGAAGCTGCCGAGTGGGTAGCCGGACTGCTTACCAAGGCCATAGAGGTAGACGAGCCGATCGGAGTCAAGCCCGGAGTGGATTACGATTTCTGTCCCAGATGTGGCGGGACAATCGGCAACAGCGCCTATTACTGTAAAAACTGCGGTGCATATATAAGGGCGGTGATCCATGGTTGAGAAAGAAACAGTTGACAAAAGAGCCGAAAGTATTCTATAATGGTAGTAAGACCATAGTAAAGCATTGCGGAAATGTTATTGCGATATGCGATAACGGGGAGATATTGGTTCACTGCCGACATTGCCGACAATGGATAAATGTGAATAACTTAGACAAGAAGCTTAAGTAATGTGTAAAAGCCGTCAGAGACATAGCTCAGTTTATGTCCCGGATGGCTTTTTGTTTTTGCAGGAGATTTTATGGAAAAAGAAGTGTTTGAACGGTCGGATAAGTGGGCTGAGCTGGCACAGACTGTGATTGATAAGCATCCGGATATCCAGTGGCTTCGGACTATGAACATCCGTATTGATTACGTCACGTCCAGCAAGGCGAAAACGGCGAGTGGGGACAGGAGCATACATGCCCAGTGCAAGCGCATTGATGAATTTCATCAGATTTACTGTCCTTATGATTTCGTGATCATATTCTATCTGCCGAATATCGGGCATATGAATGATGATCAGAAAAAAATCCTTCTTTACCATGAGCTGCTTCACATAGATTACCACGAAACCAAGGATGGCGAGATCACGTACTGCTGCCGTCCGCATGATATTGAGGATTTTAAGAAGATAATTGCCGAGTATGGCATGGACTGGGCAGAATAAGGAGATTACATGGCAAAAGGGAAGTACGAAGAATGGTTACGTCCCGACAATCTGTTAAGAATTGAAGGTTGGGCGAGGGACGGCTTAACTGATGAACAGATAGCCAAGAATATTGGAATTAGCAAAGACACATTTTACAAATGGAAAAGCAGATTTGCTGACTTTTCTGACGCCTTAAAAAAGACCAAAGATGTAGTTGACCGTGAAGTTGAGAACGCGCTGCTTAAGTCAGCAAAGGGCTATGACGTTGAGGAGACGGTGGAAGAGCTGCGATTCAACAAGAAAACCGGTGAATATGAACTTAAAGTCACAAAACGGACTCGAAGACATATTCCACCATCACAGGTGGCACAGATCTTCTGGCTTAAGAACCGCAAGGCCAAGGAGTGGCGTGAGCATCAGGAGGTTGAAGTTAATATTGACGCTCTGAACAGAGCTGCTGAGATTCTGGGAGGTATTGAGAGTGTCATTGACGATTAAGCAGCGGGAATATCTCCTGTCTTGTAATCATAGATGGTCTGTGAAGGTTGGTGCTACCGGTAGCGGTAAATCTTTCGTTGATTATGCAGCCACTATCCCTAAGAGGATCATGGCCTGCAAGGGTGAAGGGCGAATCGTTCTCCTGGGGAATACCAGAGGCACGCTGGAACGAAACATCCTTGATCCTATGCGTGAGCTGTGGACGCCAGATCTGGTTGGGAATATCCGGTCGGACAATACGGTATATATCTTCGGCAAGAAGGTTTATGCCCTGGGAGCTGACAACAAGAAGCATACTTCAAGGATTCAGGGTATGACTATCGAGTACTGTTACGGGGATGAGGTCACCACTTGGAGCCAGGAAGTATTCCAGATGCTGAAATCCCGTCTCAGGTGTGATCATTCTCATTTTGACGGTACATGTAACCCGGACAGTCCGAACCATTGGTTCAAGAAGTTCCTTGAATCTGACGCGGATATTTATTTACAGAATTACATCATAGATGATGGCGTGCTCCCGCCGTATGTTGTTGAGGAGCTGAAAAAGGAATATGCCGGAACGGTATATTATGACAGGTACATACTCGGTAAGTGGGCTCTGGCGGAAGGATTGATATATCCGATGTATCAAAGAGCGTTGGTTGATTCGTTGCCGGAGAGTCCCGCTACCGATTATGTAATTTCCATAGACTACGGTACTATGAATGCGTTTGCAGCGATCCTGTGGGGCAAGCATGGCAGCACATGGTATGCCCAGAAGGAATATTACTATTCCGGACGTGATACGGGTATCCAAAAGACCGACGAGGAGTACGCGAAGGATCTTGACAACTGGATCGCGGATGTCTGGGAGGAGTACAAAGAGAAATATTATGGTGCCGGTAAGATTCCGACGATCATAGATCCTTCGGCCGCATCGTTTATTGCCTTGCTGAAGAAGCGCGAATGGTGCAAGGTCCGGACGGCGGACAATGCGATGAGTGACGGTATAAGGGAGACTGCTGTTTGTATGCAAATGGGATACATAAAGATATTACGTTCGGCTATGCCTTGTCTGGTAAAAGAGCTGGGCGGCTATGTCTGGGACGAGGAGAGCCAGGACGAGAAGCCGGTGAAAGAAGATGATCACGCATGTGACAGCACCAGATATTTTTGTAAAACAATGAAGCTTGCTGCGAAGAACCGTCAGCGAAGTCTTTAGTGATATATGAGGAGGATATTATGGTTACCTATCAGGATTTTTTAACTGCTCCCGACAGGACGGCTTTTGTCAAGTCCTGCATCGAGAAGCACAAAGCATCATCCCTTTATCAGACTGCTTTACTTGCTGACGAATATGACCGTCATGAGAACAGGACGATAAAGAGATACCAGAAGGTCATTCATGATCTTACCGGAGCAGCTATCCCGGATATATGGGGAGCGAATTATAAGATGGCGAGCAGGTTCTTTTCAAGGTTCATCGCGCAGGAGAATCAGTATCTGCTTGGGAACGGCATTACATGGAATGAGCCATCTACAGAGAAGAAGCTGGGCAAGAATTTTGATACAAAAATGCAGAAGCTGGGGCGCATGGCTTTGAGCGGCGGTGTGTCATTCGGGTTCTGGAATATGGATCACCTGGAGCCGTTCTCGGTGCTTGAATTTGCACCCTTGTATGATGAGGAAAACGGTGCGCTGATGGCAGGTGTCAGATGGTGGCAGATTGACCCAAGTAAGCCGTTAAGGGCTACTCTTTACGAGGTGGACGGATATACGGAGTACCAGTGGGATAAGGACCATTCCGGAGGATTCATCCTTTATGACAAGAGGGCATACAAGCTGAACAAGAAGGAATCCGTGGTGGATGGTGTAATTTATAACGGTGAGAACTATCCTGCATTCCCGATAGTGCCTTTATGGGGCAATCCCCACCGTCAGAGCGAGATCGTAGGGCTTCAGGAACAGATAGACTGCTATGATCTTATCAAATCCGGATATGCCAACAATGTAGATGAAGGTTCCCTGATATACTGGACGCTTAATGGTGCAGGTGGCATGGATAATGTGGATCTGGCAGAGTTTGTCAAAAAGATGAAGACTCTTCATGCAGCCACAATGGATGATGGGGTGAATGCTGAATCTCATCAGCTTGAAGCACCCTATGAGAGCCGTGAAGCATTACTGAAAAAGCTGAGGTCAGACCTTTACGAAGATGCCATGGCTCTTGATACACAGAACATCGCTTCAGGAGCTGTTACGGCTACGCAGATCAAGGCAGCCTACGAGCCCTTGAACAGCAAGACAGATGAATATGAATACTGCGTATGCGAGTTCCTGGAAGGGCTGTTGAAAATCGCAGGGATAGAGGATGAGCCGACATTCACACGGTCCGTGCTTGTTAATACCCAGGAGGAGATTCAGACACTTGCACAGGTTACGCAATATCTGGATGATGAATACATCACACGCAAGATACTCAACTTACTTGGTGACGGTGACAGTGCTGAGGATGTACTTAAGCGCATGGCCGCAAACGAGCTTGACAGGGGCGGGAACGATGATTCAGAGGACGATTCTGCTACTGATGAAGAATAACGGCGATATGGGCAATTTATGAAGCATAGGAGCATATTATGAAAAGAGATATAGCAGATGAAGAGACCGAAAAGGTCTTAAAGGAAATTGAAAACCAAATATCAAAAGAATATGCTCAGGCTGAGAAGGAAGTCGCAAAGAAGCTGGATGATTATCTCAAGAAGTTTGAGGTAAAGGATGAGTTGAAACGGAAAGCGCTTGCAAATGGACTTATAACCGAGAAAGAATATAAGCAGTGGCGCGTGGGACAGATCATGATCGGCCAGAGATGGACGGAGATGCGGAATGCTTTGGCTCAGGATCTCACGAATGCCGATAAGATAGCCCGGAGCATAGCTTTTGAGCATATGCCGTATGTTTATGCTATAAATCATGATTATAGCACGTTTTTAATTGAAAAAGCTTCTTTACTTGATACCTCATATACCCTCTATGACCGGCATGCCATGGAGCAGTTGGTAAAGGATACGGATACCTTTATTCCTGCTCCGGGCAGGAAGGTCAGCAGGGACATTAAAGAGGGTAAGGCTTTGGCTTGGAATAACAAGCTGGTGCAGTCTGCCATGATGCAAAGCCTTTTGCAGGGGGAAGCTATACCGGATATCGCCACAAAGCTTGCCAAGACCGTAGGCGACTCGGACCGTAAGGCTGCTATCCGTAATGCCAGGACACTGACTACTGGTATCGAGAATGCCGGAAGGATTGCAAGCTATAAGCAGGCAAACGAAATGGGCATAGAAACCCGTAAACAGTGGCTTGCTACGCTCGACGATAGGACAAGGCACTGGCACGCATCTCTTGACGGTGAGACCGTGGATTATGACCAGCCTTTTGAGAATGAGCTGGGCGAGATCATGTTCCCCGGTGATCCTGCTGCCGATCCCGGGAATATATTTAACTGCCGGTGCACGCTAATCCCGTCCATAAAGGGCTTCGAGCGTGATGTGTCTGACTTGAGTCTGCGGCATGATGACCATCTGAAAGACATGACCTATGACGAGTGGAAGGCGGGGAAGTATGAGCAGACTTCTGATCCGATTACTAAGCAGGATACGGTGTCGGAGATTATGAAGGAAAAATATATTGATGAGTATATAGAAGAAGGTAAATCCGTTGTTGAAGAAGGTAGCAATGTTGAGAAAATTCTCTTTAGCCCTGCGGAAACAATAGAAGAAGCTCAACAATATGCTGAAAAATATATCGAAGCTAATTTTATGGATAAAACATTTAAAGGAAAAGCAGATTTTAAAGGAATGTCTGTTGAAAATGCGAACGCAATTAACAGAGCACTTACAAACGTATATGAACAGTTCCCAGATATGGAGAAAATATCTGGTATTAAAGTTGTATCGCCTACTTCAGCAGCAGGGAAGAAGGCTTTTAAGGATGGAGCAGATGCTTTGTTTGCATATGATCCAATCCAGCATGGAATATATGTAAACGGTAATGTATTAAAGAATGCCGATACCCTTAACAAATATATTAAGGATTCAGAAGAAGCTTGGAACATTGTTATAAATAATCTTGATACGCTAAAAGGAAGTCAGCGAGAACTGGCTGAAAGATATTTGAATGCTGGGCGTAGTCTTGTTGATGGAGAAACTGTTGAGGGATTATTTACCCATGAAATGGGGCACCATGTTGAATGGACTATGCTTGATGCTAAAACCAATAATGCAATCGGTAGTAAGATGAGTGAATATGCATCCAATATTTCAGGGTATGCTACGGCAAGTAAATCTGAATATTTAGCGGAAAGCTTTACTGCCTATATGAAGGGCGAAAGAGATATACTTGATCCTCAGTTTGTAGGTTATTTAGATTCAAAAAATATTATTGCAAATTTAGGAAATGATGGTATAATAAAGACAGTAACCAAGCTAAGTGATGGTGAACCAATCAATCCTATGCCTAGGAAAAAATATGAAGCTATGAAGGCTGGTTTAGCAAAGCAAGGAATTACTGTTTATCAAGCCAAAGGGGAAGAAGCTCGGTATTTGATTGAAGGTTTAGGTGCCGAAGCAAATTATGACCATAAATATATTATGCATTTAGGAGAAGTTCCTTCGGCATCGGCTATGTTTGAAGAAACTATTCACGCTACTCAAGCGAAAATATACGGAGAATTACCGGGGTTTGATAATGCAGAGCTGTGTGCACGTGAAGTAGCTGCTAATCGAATGTTGTTAAAACATTCAAAGGAATATGGTTTTGATGAAGTTGATTTTGAAGATATTAAAAGAAACTTAGAACGCTGGGAAAACGAATTTTTGAAGGAAGTGGGTGTTCCTTATGAAGAAAGTGATTATAAAAGGGAGATATAATACATCGTTAGGGAAAATAATACAAGTTCTTTTTGTGGATGGTATTATAAAAAATGGAGAAAATGTAATAGGTGATGATGGCATTATTTATAATGTTAAACATGTTATTATGCCAACACGTCCTGGAAACAATACTTTTGGAATAGTTTACGAAACATAAGCATCCTTCGGGGTGCTTTTTCTGAAAGGAGGTAGCTTGTGGGAATAGAAGTAAACATCACTGATAACTCCGATCTGATTGAGCAGGCCACGGATGAAGCTATCGCACGTGCTCTGGAAGCTATCGGACTTCAGGCGGAAGGTTATGCCAAGATGAAGTGTCCGGTTGATACCGGAAGGCTCCGGAATAGCATTACACATACCTATGATGCAGCTGAGCAGAAGGCCTATGTTGGCACCAATGTCGAGTACGCTCCGTATGTGGAGTACGGCACGTCCAAGACCAAAGCTCAGCCATTCATCAAACCTGCGGTAGCCAATCACGGTGATGAGTATAAACGGATTGCGGAGAATTTTTTGAAAAATGGTTGACATCCGGAAAACAATATGATACATTTGTAGTATAAAAACAGAATAAAGACACCAAGTAGTCTAAGTAATATGAAAAGACCGGTGATCAAGCTTTTAGGAGCTTGACGCTGGTCTTTTTTGTCTTTTTCTGGGAAAAAATATTCTAATTTGCAAAGAAAAGCGAACCGCAGGAGAGGAGAATACAATGGCTTTATCACGTAAGATGCTCAAAGCAATGGGCATAGAAGACGAAAAGATTGACCAGATCATTGAGGCACACTCAGACACCGTGGACGCTCTCAAAGAAGAGAGAGACAAGTACAAGGTTGAGGCTGAAAAGGTGCCCGGCATCAAGAAGGAACTTGATGAGCTTAAGGAGGCTGCCGAAAAGAACGAAGGCAAGAATCCTTATAAGGTCAAGTATGAAGCGCTGAAGGAAGAGTTTGAGACATTCAAGGCCGATACAGAGAAGGCTGCTTCAAAGGCGGCTAAAGAGAATGCATATAAGGCTATCCTGAAGGAGTCAGGAATCCTTGAGAAGCATATAGATAAGGTCTTGAAGGTTTCTGATCTGGACAGCATCGAGCTTGACAAAGACGGAAAGATTAAAGATGTAGATGCGCTTAAGAAGTCCATCAAAGAGGAATGGGATGATTTCATTCCGCAGGATAAGGGTACTCGCGGTGCGAATACATCGACGCCGCCTTCCAATACCGGAGGCAGCAAAATGTCTAAGGAAGAGATCTTTAAGATTAAGGATACCGCCGAGAGACAGAAAGCAATGTTGGAAAACAAAGAATTATTTTTAACATGAGAAAAGGAGGGCTAATATGGCTCCATTAAGCAATTTAACAGACGCAGCAGCCATGAAGAAGATCCGTGAAGTTGACTTCGTAAGTCAGTTCACTCATGGCAGCCTGGCAAAGCTCATTGAGGTGCTGGGCGTTACTCGTAAGATTCCTATGATGGAAGGCACTACATTGTATGTGTACTCCATGACCGGAACTCTCCAGGATGGTGGAGTTGCCGAGGGTGAGATTATCCCGTTATCAAAGATCGAGCAGGTGAAGACACCTATTGGTGAGATCACTCTCAACAAGTGGAGAAAGGCTGTTTCAGCCGAGGCTATTATGAAGTCCGGATCAGAAACAGCAGTCCGTGAGACAGATGCAAAGCTTGTAAGCCTTGTACAGAACGGAATCAGAACAGACCTGTTTGGATTCCTTAACGGAACAATCGCAGGTGCCGGCTCTGTATCCGGAAACGGACTTCAGGCAGCTCTTGCAGCAGCATGGGGACAGCTCCAGGTAAGATTTGAGGATGATACAGCAGAGGCTGTTTACTTCCTTAATCCTCTTGATGTAGCTGACTACCTTGCAGGAGCAAACATCACAGTTCAGACCGCATTCGGAATGAACTATATCGAGAACTTCCTCGGTCTTGGTACCGTGATCCTTTCTTCGAGGGTTACCGCAGGTTCATTTGTTGCTACTGCAAAGCAGAACATCATTATGTACTACCTCAACATGAACGGCGATGTAGCTAATGAGTTCAAGCTTACCACAGATGAACTTGGATACATCGGTATCAATTCCGGTTACCAGAACAATGAGCGTGCTCAGATCGAATCACTTGTTATGGATGGTATCCAGTTCATGG